TAAACTTAATAAAGTTTAAAAGTTTCATCCATCCATATACTCCTTGAGTGCCTTACGGAAATCCGTTTGGCGATTACGTTTAGCTTTGTTGCCCTTTTTAGGAAGGACAACTTGCGGTGACTTGCGTTCCTGCAGCATAGCTTTAGCTACAGGATTGACAATACCCATTGGGGCATTCTTCATATTACGATTAGGCACTTTCATTTTTAAACAAATCCCAAAACATCCATCCTAATGCACAAACTTGCACAAGGATTAAACCTGCAATTACACCAGACAAAAGATACTCCATTAAAGTTCGTCCCAAAAGATGCCCTTGAAGAAATCTCTATCTTCTGGCGATACGTTAGGCATGGCTTCCTGTATCAAAGCACCATCCATCCATGCTCTCACTTGTTCAAGGTTCACATCAATCTCTTTAGAGCGAACATCATCGGACAAGATAGATTTTACTTCAACAAACATATAAAAGTTCCTTTTAAAAGTGTCCAACATTGGACCGTTTCGGTTGGGTCGTTAGTGTGTTATATAAGTTATATATACTTTCACTAAAGTATCAAGTATATATAACGTTATAACCACTATCAAAAGATAGTAAGATTAGGCCATATGTACACTGCAAACCACAACAATATAGCGAGAACAACGGCAGCATTTAGGGCAACCATAATACCATTACCAATGGTATAAAGAATGTTTAAGACAGCTTGTTTCATATTAAAAGTTCCTTTTAAAAGTGTCCAACATTGGACCGTTTCAGTTACGCTCTGCTTGGCGAAGCCAACGCTCTGCTGTAGTTACATCAGCAGCACCTGCTTTCATACAGGCAATCACAGCCTCATCATGAGCCTCACGCTCAGATTGCAGGTCTGCATTAATCTGCTCTTGCAGATCAGCTTTCCATTGCTGCTGATCAGCCTCAGACATATCCCGATAGAACACAAGATCACCGCCACGTGGCCTAAAGCCATAGGCATCTTTGTACATATCGCTGAAGTTATCCATATAGAAGTTCCTTCTAAAGTGTCCAACATTGGACCGTTTCAGTTTGTAGTACGTTATATAAATAATAAGTATATCGTAAGAACTCTATACTTATTATGTTATAACTACTATTTACATTCCGTCTTCGTGGCATCCATATGGTGCAAGGTATCCCATTTCAAGGATACTATCCCAAAATTCTTTCGCTGATTCTGCGGTTAAATCAGACCATTTTTCTACGAAAGCACGGCGCATCATCCCATTACCACAATCGTCAATCTTATCTTGAACTGATTTAGGAAGATTAAGGCAGTGTACATAATCATCTTCACCCCATGAAAAATATGATTTAACATCATCTTGATTACCAAATTTCTGTAAGAAATCGTTGCGGCCCATTTGATAAGCGTCAGCTTCCATATAAAGATTAAACAATTTTGACATGTAGAAGTTCCTTCTAAAGTGTCCAACATTGGACCGTTTCGGTTTGATGGTGTGTTATATAAAAGCAATAGGTAGTTCGTAAGAACTTACTACCTATTACTTGTTATAACCACTAGTTAGCAAAAAGATACGACTACGAAAGACGTAGTGTCGAAACCCACTCTTGCAGGTGTGATGGTTAGAAAGGTGAATGGCAGACGGGCTACCCAGCTTGTCGAACGTACTAGCATTTTGTTACTCCTGATATGTTAGTGGACCGTTTCGGTTTGATAGTGTGTTATATAAAAGCAATAGGTAGTTCGTAAGAACTTACTACCTATTACTTGTTATAACCACTAGTTAGTGATTAGAATGGAAGGCCAACAGATTTTACTGCTTTAGCAGCAATGTGTGTATTTGCAGCATCTACAGGATCATCTGCATCAAGCTCTGCTTCAAGCCGTTCTTGCTCAATCATGAGCATCTCAATGATCTCTTCAAGATCAAGGCCATTGCCTTTCACAATGTCCATCATTTTGTCTACGACAAGCTGCGGAGTAACCTTTAGGTTAGGATTTGGTCCAACATTGGACACTTCTGCTTTAGCAGTAGGTTGTTCCGTTGGTTCAGCTTTAGCTGTAGTATCAGCTTCGCTGTCTGGATTGGCAGCTTTACGCATTGCAGCTTTTAAAGCTGTAAGACTAGAACCTTTGAACTTGCCTTTGGCAATGAACTCACGGCACTCTTTTTCGTTTTCAACGAACCAAAGAGCCTCAGAACGGCGGCGTTTATCAATACCATTGATCCCATGAGTGACCAAGGTTTGACGACTGATTTGACCACTATCCATCGGAGATGAGGCTTTCAACTTCTGTAGAAGTTTACCCAACCGAGTATCAAAGCCATTGGCTTTTACAGTCTGTTTCAACGAGTTGAGTTGACGCCACATTTTACCAAGGGCTTTGCCCTCTGCAATATCGTCACCGATTGAGGTAGTTTGGTTTTGGTTTGGAGTTGCCATGGTTAGTTTTCCTTTTATCTATTCTGTTTATATGAGAGAACTTATATCTCTCGTAAAGAACGAGATATAATTCTCTTTATAAACTAAGTAGAATAGAAAAAAGGGTTTGTCAAGTGGGTTGGTTTTGGTGATTGATCGAAGATCAAAAGGTCGCATGATGATCCTCGGCGCAGGTCGTTTCGCATTGACTACAGGTATCGAAGATACCGCAGTTCGTGCGTGAAACTCATGAGAAGTGTTGCTGAATTGTCACAGTTTGTACATAGATGGAACATCTAAAAAAGTGTCCAACATTGGACCGTTTGACCATTGGCAGAGCTATGCATGGCTTGTAGGATCACATGACTGACCAATACCATTGGTGGGGTAGGGTATTTTTAAGCATCGGCTTCACTACACATCTTCGATGTGAAAACCCTTGGTATCAATTCACTATTTATAGTGGCAACTGATTGAATAACACTTGTCGTAGACAAGGAAGCTGTTGAAATCACTCACTCTTTAGAGTGTTTGGTGTGATGATCACCTCATCTGCCCTCACCGCAACGGCTGCTTAGGCATTATGCATAGGTACAGGCGCAGTGACACGTGAGGGGCAAGGGCCACCCCCGTACCCAGCGTATATATGCATGTACTAATACACAGATTAGGTTTTTTAACTGTTAACCACAAGGTATATATACGTACTATGATACCCCATAGACACACTTACTGTGATATATTTGTCACACTATGCCCTAATGCTACACTAAAATCCTACCACATACAACATTAGGGGTTGACATGTTTTACCGAATGTGTAAAACTATCATAGTAGACAGTAGACACTCACTTACAGTGATTCATTGATAGATAAAAAATAATTCTAATCTATTAATCACGTAAATGCAGACACTTTAAGTGAGGAAACACAAATCCTACTACTTAAATGTACATAAATAACAATAATATGTAGAAAGTACTTGACAATGAGTAAGAAATCTGTAAAACTATATACAGACAATGTATTAGAAGAGTTTTATAACCACCTTCTTGACGGTAATTTAGACCAATTGCACATACCACATAGTGATGTATTCTATGTAAAGGCTGCAGTTGATGCTCACTACGGTAAATCATTTACATTAAAGCACGTAGAAGAAGCAATGAGGCTGGAAGGCTGGACTGAGAAATCATACAGTGATCCTAACTATGGAAAATAACTTATATGGCTATTCCTGAAAGAGTTAAAACTAAAATGAAAGAGGAAGGACTCCAAGGTGTTAATAAACCTAAGAGAACTCCTAGCCATAAAACAAAATCTCATTGTGTAATGGCTAAAGAAGGCGATAAGTATAAGTTTATTAGATTCGGACAGCAGGGTGTTAGTGGTGCAGGTAAATCCCCTAAGACTGCAAAAGATAAAGCACGTAAGAAAAGCTATTATGCTAGACATAATGCACAAGGAAAACCAACGAATAAGTTATCAGCAAAGTACTGGTCACATAAAGTAAAATGGTAAAGGATATAAACCAATGGGAATTTTAAGTAAAGCAGCTAAAGCCGCTGCAAAGGCCGCAAAGGCCGCAAAAGCAGCGAAGGCTGCAAAAGCTGCTGCTGCAGATAAAGCTAAACCAAAAACTAAAACTAAAGCTAAAGAATCTCCTAATACAAAGTATGTAGGTTCTGGCCCTATTTCTGAAGTAATTGAGGGTAAGAAAACTAAAACTAGAGCTGCTACTCAAGGTAAAAATAGAGTACCTGAAGCTGAAAAGAAAGATCAAGCTAAGAAAGCTACTGGTCGTATTACTGCAAAGAATACAAAGCCGGGAGCAAAACCATTAAGCATGAGTAAATACCGTTCCTTTACAGATGCACAACGTGCTAAAGCTAAAGCACAAGCAGGTATTGATTTCCGTGCAGGTAAAATTACTAAAGCAGAGCGTGATACTATTGTAAAACGTATTGATGCTGCTAATGCTGCTGAAGTAGATAAAGGCGGTCGTAAAATGGCTCAAGGTAAAGCCGATAAAAAACCATTTAAAGGATATACTCCTAAGTCTCCCTTTAATAAAGGTGGAATGGCTAAGAAAAAAGCTACTGCATATATGTATGGTGGCATGGCTAAAAAGAAAAAGAAGTAATGTCCAATAAAATTAAATCAGATGCAAAGCGTTTATCAGATAGTCAATTCAAAGCTATCTATAAACAAACTAAAACTCAAGCATTAAAGAAAGCTGGACTAAAACCTATTAAGTAATTCAACCCTTCCCGTTGTGTTGATCGTGCATAGCGGGAATGCATTAATAGCTGTAGTTATTTAAACTTGAACATGGTATAACTATCTTATGGTTAAACATAAGGAGACATACCATGTTCAAGAATATTATTAAAACAATACAACAAGCACAAGAACGTAGAGTGGCATACTGGCAGCTACAACATATGTCAGATAAAGCTCTTAGAGATATAGGAGTAACACGTGGCGAAATCAGGCAAAAAGTCTACCGTTAATGCAGCAGGTAATTATACTAAGCCTACTATGCGTAAACGTATTGTTGCTTCAGTCAAAGCCGGAGGCAAAGGAGGTAGGCCCGGTCAGTGGTCTGCCCGTAAAGCACAGCTTGTTGCCTCTCGTTACAAGAAGGCAGGAGGGGGATACACTACATGAAGGTAAATGCACCCAAAGGCTATCATTGGATGAAGCAAAAAGATGGTAAATTTAAACTAATGAAACATAGTGGTAAGTTTGTATCTCACAAAGGAGCAAGTCTTACCGCTAATTTTCCTGTGCAGAAAAAACATACTGATGCCAAAAAGTAAAAGCCAACAGAGTCTTGATAGATGGACTAAGCAGGATTGGAGAACCAAAAGTGGCAAGCCCTCTACACAGGGGTCTAAGGCTACTGGTGAAAGATACCTTCCTGCTAAGGCTATTAAATCTCTTAGTGATTCTGAGTATGCTGCTACAACCCGTGCCAAACGAAGAGGCACGGCTAAGGGTAAGCAGTTTGTGGCTCAACCTAAGAAAGTTGCAAAAAAAGTAAAAGCATATAGGGGGAAGTAATATGCCAGAGATTGTTATGGAACGTATACTTAAATGGCAAATCATGCCACGTATTATGATGCTTGCTGTTACTGTACTAACATACCAAACGGTACATTGGTTTATGACATTGCCTGATCCATCAGTACAACAATCTGGTTTAGTATCCATTTGTATGGGCGCACTTACAGGTTGTTTTGCTGTATGGCTTGGCAATGAGAAGCATAAATAGTCCTATACATAAAGAAGTAAATAGGTTCCTTTGGATTGTCAAAGGGCGGTTAGCCCCTGATGAATATAGTGAACAAGACTACTTAGATGTATACGACTCATACTTTAAAAGGCTTTGGGGCAATCATGAGAACTGTGTTCATGAGGAAGGCTTTGAAGAAGCATATACGGAGAAGTATAAAAAATGATTGGTCAACTAATAGGAAGTCTTACAGGTTTAGCTACCAGCATCATAGATGGTAAGACACAAATAAAACTAACTGAAGCTGAAATAAAAAAGAAACAGCTTACTGGTGAGATTGATTGGGACTTGGAAGCTATGAGAGCTACCGAGAACTCATGGAAGGATGAATGGATTACCTTACTATTTAGTATTCCTCTTATACTTGCATTCTGTGGTGAATGGGGTAATGCTATAGTTGCACAGGGCTTTGCGTCACTAGAGATAATGCCTCAGTGGTATCAGATTGCATTAGGTGGAATTGTTAGTGCTTCCATAGGAATGCGTTCAGTGAGTAAGTTCTTTGGAAAGAAATAATAATGTGATAAAAATGCCACAGTTAAGTGAAACTGACAGGCAGTTTATTGTATTAGAAAAACAACAAGAGTTAATACGAGAGCAAGCAAAGCTCATAGCGGAGAAAAAAATGACGTTTCAATTATCTAATCGTAGTAAAGGCAGACTAGAGGGAGTAAATCCTCAACTTGTACAAGTAGTAAATGAAGCTATTAAACGTACTAAAATAGACTTTGGTGTTACTTGTGGTATGCGTACTGTAGAGGAACAGGAAAAGTTAGTTGCTAGTGGTGCTTCACAAACCATGAAGAGTAAACACTTAGAAGGTCGTGCAGTTGATCTGGTAGCCTATATTGGTTCTAATATTACATGGAAACTAAATAAGTATGACGAGATTGCTGACGCTATGGCTGAAGCTGCACGTGATCAAGGTATAGCTATTAAGTGGGGTGCAGCTTGGAGTGTAGGTAACATTGCTGAGTGGGATGGTTCTATGGAAGACGCTATGAATAGCTATGTAGACCTGCGTAGATCACAAGGCCGTAGACCATTTATTGATGCACCACATTTTGAAATGATGTAAATGTGTATACCTTTGTACTAATAGTTTATCTTGGCATAGACAGAGAACGTATAGAGGACACAATGGTATTTAATACGATAGAACATTGTAACTACTACGCAAATCAAATAACTAAACGATATAGTACACACGGCATAGCACCAGAAGATAGAGCTATAGCTTATTGCTTACCCAAATATAAGGAACTAAAATAATGCCTAAGACTGAAGCAAACACAAGACCAGATAATCGTGATGTTAAACAAGCACGTTTAAAATACAGACAAGCTCTAGATTTATTTGAACGCAGGTTAGCAAACCTTAATAAGACTGACATGCTAAGTTATAAAAAAAACAAGCAATCTGAGGCTTTAAGAAAAGAATTTTTAAAAACAGTAAAGCCTTTTAATCGTATATTATCTGAAGGTGAAGAAAAAGCTATGGTTAGAAAAGTACAACAAACTATGTCTGATATGGGGTATAGCTCTGGTCGCTCTACTAATAGTGATAATCTTAAAAAACCTGTAGCCAAACCTAATTCTGCAGATACGCCCGGTAAAGGTAGCGATGAACCTATTACAAGACGCAATAAAAATAAAGGCGGTTTAATTAAAACAGGTGCAAAAGATTATCGTAAAGGTGGGATGTTTTATTAATGGCACGTACACTTACAGAAAAACAACAAGCATTTCTTAATGTACTGTTTGATGGTGCAGGTGGCGATGTAGTACTTGCTAAGAAACTAGCGGGGTATTCAGATACCTACAGCACTAGTGATTTAATCAGAGGCATAAAGGAAGAAGTACT